AATATATACTTTATCTTGTTTTGGTTCGTAGCGGTCATTTAACCAATCAGAAATGGAAGATTGACGGATACCAGTACGCTTTGCTAATTCAGTTTGAGTTATTTTGCGGTCTTTCATGATACTTTTTAAACGATTTATAAATTGAATACTCATGATAACTTCTCCTCTAATACTTGCTATACGATTATTATAAACGGAAAACCGTCAAAAGTAAACATATTTTTATAAATATTAAACCAAACTTAAACGGAAAACCGATAGACAAAAGAGAGAAACAAGTGTATTATTGAATTACGGAAAGCCGATAATTAAAAAGGAGGTGAAAAAATGGAATTTGATTATACAAATCTAAGAGTATTTATCAAAGAACATTTTCACAATCTAAAAGAGTTTGCTCAATTTCTAGGGATTGGTACTACACAGCTAGGGCAACGCTTAGCAAATAAAGTCCCTTTTACTCAAAGAGAAATTGATAGAGTAGCAAACAACATGGAATGTGGGAAGTTGGATATGAATAAAATTGATGCTCTTTTTTTTCAAAAGAAATAACGGAAAACTGATAATTAAGAGGAGGTAATACAAATGAAAGAAATAAAAACTCCATTACAAAGACATATGGATAATACAGGAAATCAATTAAAAAAGGAAAGTAAAGGGAATATCAATAGTAGAAAAGAATTCCAAGTAGAACTAAAAGTAGATACATCTGAATTAGATTGTGCGATTAAAAAGCTAAAACATATTAATAAGTTAGTAAAAAAAATAAAAGCACACCAGATCGTATAGTGTGCTTTTAAGAAAATTATTCAAAACCAAGTTTTATACTTACATATTGTTCTACAGCAGTATCCATCATTTTTTCCCAAGATGTAAAGTTTGAATGCTGTGAAACATAGGTATCCCAATCATCATCTGGAATATCTTCAAAAGATTGAGTAAAACCGCTAGCTGATAGAAATTCATCAAATGACTTGCAGTTAGTATGTTTAGACATAAAGTCGCTGGTAAAGAGTTCATCAAAACTAAGGCTATCAGTTTTACTTAAATTAGAAACATTATTTTCAATTTTTGAAAGATGATTTTTTAGTTCATCAAATCCATTAATTTCAAACCCCACGAAATCACCCCCTTTCAAGGTGATTATACCAATTATAAAGGAAAGATGAAATAGGAGGGAATATTAATGTTGGTAATTGCAATTGAAGTAAATATAGACAAAATGAAAGACGAAAAATTTATTAAAGTATATGAACGAGTACATAAAGCGAAGGATGAAGTAGAGCAAGGAATTAAAGAGTTAGGAGAACTAGGAATAAAAGTTAACGTGGATTGGTTAGATATAAGACGTGATTAGAAGGAGTAGTAGGAATGGAAAGTGTTCAACCAAAATATGTGCCTATTAGCACATTAGCTAAGCTATGGGGGCGCAGCAAAATGTATATCTATAGAAGAATAGATATGATCCGCAATGAAGGTAGATTTAATGAAATCTGTATACAACTAGGACCACAACAAACGCTGGTACATGTAGAAAAATTTGAAGCATGGATGAAAGGGCAACACATGAAGTGGCTAAAGGGGGCATAAGAGATGAACATTATAAATTTAATAACAACATTGCAATGGTGCCTGGCTATATTGGGGTTAGGACTATATGGAGGAATTGAGCAAGCAGAAGGCTGGCAAATATTAATCAATATAGTATTAACAATAACAACTGGCATCACAATTTGGATGTTAGGCAAGGTTAAGGAGGTGATAAAACATGAAAGACAAAAAAGAAAAAGCACTAGATTTACTAAAAACATATTTAATGTTTGATGATGAAGAAATGCAAGTTTTAAGGGAACGAATTACATCAATTAGCGTAAGCAATAAAAGCGCAAGTTTAGACTTTACTATTCTTGCTAATGGATGCGCTATTTTTGTTAAGCGAAAGACAGGGGAATATGTATTACGCATAACAGGTAAAGGCCCAATTAAAGAGTACAAGGTACATCTTGCATTAACGGCAAGAGAAATATTGTTTGATGTGGTGACTTGTAATGAGTAAACACTGCAGCATATGTGATGAGTGCAATAAAAAAAGCCATGCCTACATACACTGTAGACAGGCTAAAGGAATTATATGTATGGAACATTGCGATGCATGTCAATATTTAGAGATTGAACAAGGAGACATGCATTGCAATTATCCTAGGCAAAAAGAAAAGGCCACTAATTAAAGTAGCCTAATCAAGCACGTAATTACGCACCAAACCTAACGTAATTATATCACACATGGGCATGAAAGACTAGAGAAAAGCTTATTTCAAGGCTTTTCTTATTAACTAGATATAACATATTAACAAATCAACCATGGGGAGTAATTACGATGAGGAAGCGTAAAAAAGTCATATCTAAAAACATGATAGAAGTACTTGATTATCACACATCAAGAACCTATAGGAAGAATGGCAAGCGTGTAAAAAAGAAAAACATCACACCAGAAGCCGTGAAAAAGCAAAATGAAAAACAAGCGGAAGCAATGCTGCGTATGTTGATTGATAATAACTTCACTACAAATGATTGTTATCTCACATTAACTTACAAAGAACAGCCTGCAACATGGGAAGATGCAAAGAAAGATATTCAGAATTTTATAAGACGGCTTAAACGTAGATATAAAAAACTGGATAAAGAATTGAAATACATTTACATAGCGGAGGGAAAAACAAGAATACATTTCCACATGATCATCAACAATGCAGAACTATATTCGGATGAACTGAATGAACTTTGGCCACATGGGATGCATAAGCTGATGTTGTATCAAGGAAGAGCAGAAGATGCAGTGAGATTAGCAAGCTACTTTGTAAAAGAAAAAAGAAGTGCATGCTATTCAGATAAAGAAGATGTATTTAAGCGCAGGTGGAACAGTAGTAAGAATTTAGAAAAACCAAAAGTAAAAACAGAAATATTGAAGCCGAGCGAATGGAGAGATTACATCCAACCGCCAAAAGGCTATTACGTGGAAACAGACAGTGTAGTTGAAGCTGTATCTGATGAAGGTTATCCTTATAGATTTTACAGATTGATAAGAATTGAGGAGGTAAAACATGGAACTACTAGGAATAGGCATTGTGATAGGGGCAATGCTAGGAGTAGCAATAATGTCGTTATGCGTAATTAGTAAAGAATGTGAGAAATGGGAGGAAGAAATAAATGATAAACGTAAATGAAGTATTTTTGAGCGGTAACGTAGTAGCAGATGCAGAACTACGATACACAAAAACAGGGAAGCCAGTACTCACATTTAGAATGGCAACCAACAAATATGTGAATGAGCAACAAAGTACACAATATCACAACATTGTATGCTGGGTTGATGCGGAAAAATACAGTGGATTAAAGAAAGGTGATTTTGTATCAGTAAATGGTGAACTAAGAACTAGATCATATGAAAAAGACGGAGGGAAAAGATACATCACAGAGATTGTGGCCAAAGTCCTTACATATGGCTTGAAAGAAAATGAAAGTAACACAAGCAATTTTGAAAATGGGTTTGTAGACGATGATGAGCCTATTCCATTCTAGGAGGAAACAACATGCAAAACACAAGCATGGCAGGTGTTCCGATGAATTGCATAAATTGGTTGGCACTAGGTGCGGTAGTGTACGGTGCAATGGATAAACGAAATGCATTAAAAGTATTGGGATTAAAGGAACAAATAAATGCAGATGTGTTACAGCCATTGATTGACAGAGGACTAAGCCAAAGAAAAATAGCAGAAGAATTAGAAGTAAGTCAAAGCTTAATTAGAAATATTTGTAAAAAATTAGGAATTAAAACAAAACGAGGTAGAAAACAATGAAAAAAGTAATGTTAGCAGTAATGGTATTAAGCGCAGTAGTTAATGGTGCATATGCAAGTGATCTAGTTGTAGGACCTACAGAACCAAATACAACACAACCAACAGTAACAGGTTATAACAGTGCAGCACTTGGAGTTAATACAACAGTAAGTGGCACAAGCACAATTGTACTAGGCAGAAATAACAATGTAGTAGGTGATAACAATGTAATCATTGGTGCAAATAATGGCACTATCAACGCAGGTCAAAGCACATTCATTGGATATAACAATACAAGCGTAGATAACAGCCAAGAGCAAACAGTGATTGGTGCAAATAGCAAAGTAGGGGGCCAAGGAGCAATGGCGCTAGGCACTCATGCAGAAGTAACTTCAATTGATGCGGTAGGCATTGGCAATAACCTTGTGGCGGACAAGCCAAATAGCGTTGCACTAGGAACAAACAGTGTAACTGATGATGCGGTAAATCAACTACAAGCAATGGTAAACAATACAACATATGTATTTGCTGGTACAGATGCAACATCAGTAGTAAGCGTAGGCAGTAAACAACGTGCAGGCTTTGGCGGAGTAAAAAACTATGTTCGCCAAGTACAGAATGTTGCAGCAGGCAGAGTGGATGCATCTTCTACTGATGCAGTAAATGGTTCACAGCTACATGCTGCATATGATGCCATTAATACAATGGGTGAAGATATTGATAAAGCACTAGATGCACAACAACAATTCAATACTGCAGTACATAACACACTAGCAAATCATAAGGATGCAATTAAAAATAACACACAACGTATTGCACAACATGATGCGGACATTGCAAATAATAAAAATGCTATCAAGGCTAATGATCGTGTATTGAAAAATCATGAAGAACGTATTGATAAGCTAGAACATCAAGCAAGCAATACATTAACAAATTTAAAAGCAGACATTAAGCAATTGGACGGACGGATTAATAAAGTGGGTGCAAGTGCAGCTGCATTAGCTGGACTACATCCAATGGAATTTAACAAAGATGATAAATTTAGCACATCTGTAGCATATGGCCATTATAAAAATGCCAATGCGGTGGCATTAGGTGCTTACTACAGACCAAATGAAAAAGTGTTACTTGGCATTGCAGGTACATTTGGTAGTGAAAACATGTACAACGTAAGTGCATCTTTCAAATTTGGTAAACATAGTGAATATGAACCACAAGCAAAACGTGACGGAGAAATTGAAGCTATGAAAGCACAAATTGCAGAATTAACAGCAAGACTTAATGCGGTAAGCAAATAAAATAGGTGGGCGGTATATCCGCCCTTACCTAAAACTAGGGGGAGAAGTTATGAACCATGTAACAACACTATTTAACAGTAATGAGTTTGGGGAACTAAGAACTATCATTATTGAAAATGAAGTGTACTTTGTGGCCAAGAGCGTAGCAACTGCACTCGGATATAAAGATACTGCAGATGCAATCAGAAAACATATTGATGAAGAAGATAAGCTGCGTTGGCAAATTGCCGACACAGGCCAAAAGAGGGAAACATATTTAATTAATGAGTCTGGACTATATTCCTTGATATTGAAATCAAAG